CCATAGTTAATAATTCTTAAATAATTTGTTTATTTAATTTATTGTCTTTAGCTTTGTTATTATGGATAGAATAATTGATTATAGAATGTTAGCTTCTTTGAGTGATGATATGAAGAAGGTACTAGTAGATATAGCTTTAGAAGCGTATCTTGATGGGTTAAGTGATGGGGTGAATATAGAGGCAGGGTTAGCCTCAGAGAATAGTGGTAAGTTCATATCAGAATTAGCTGGTGAAATAGGATTTAAGTTATGAGTCCAGAACAAGAAGCCGCAGATCTAGTAAATAAGTATTACAATCTATTTAGCATAGATTTAGAGAATAGCATTAGTATATATGAGGCAGCCCAATGTGCTTTAGAAGCTGTTGATGTAATCTTAAATGCAGATATTCCTATGTTAGAAGAGGATGCTGATGCCTTCTATGACTATTGGACTCAAGTGTATAACGAATTAGAAAAATATGAGGGGATTTACTAAAGATGGTGTTAACCTAGATGTATGTGCTTACTGTAAATGTTCGATAGATGAGTATAGTGCTACGGTTGATCACCTGTATGCGAAAAGTAGGGGAGGGATATTAAGTAACAAGAATAAAGTACCTGCGTGTGGAGAATGTAATAAGCTTAAAGGTAGTATGAATATAGATGAGTTTCATAGGGCCTTAAATGGATTGATATACTATGAGCATGTAAAACATAAGGAGAGTATATCGTATCTCAAGAAGGTTAAGTTAAATGTAGAATCACTAATAAATGATAAGAAGAAATGAGTAAGAAGAAACAAGAAAAAGCTTTAGAAGAAATGATGAGGCTAGATGAGAAGTATGAATTATATGACAATCTAGATGAGGTGTATCAAATAACTTTAAAAGGGCTTATTTGGAGTGTTATTGAAGATGATAAGTTATCAAAGGAGATAGTAGATAAGATAGAGCTTTATTTAAGAAGGCATCACGCTAAGGGCGGCCACCCTGCTATAGTGTTTAACATGGATGATAATAGATTTGATTTTGTAACAATAAGACATTCAGAAGATGAGTAGTTTACTTTATGATATGATACTTATGGAGGCTGATAAGATAGCTTACCATAGACAGAAAGACCTAGAACTATACTACAAAGATAAGAATGGAGAGATAGTTCCTTTGGCAGAAGCATACAGTCCAGAAGTAGAAGATATAATCAAGCAGCTATCTAAAAGAAAGCGTATGCGTTATTTCATTACTTTTGCTGATGGATTGAAAAAACAGAATGAGCTAACACAATCCGCTAATAGGATTATTAGATTATTAGTAGGAGATATGGGCTATGACAACAGGGCTTATGGTTGGTCACTAAGGGATATTCAATCTGCACTTACTATGAACATGACTCTCGTATTAAAGAACATGAAGGTGCTATGTGGTGAAGATATTGTTCGCTACTATAGCGTAAAAAACAAGAGAACGTATATGGTTAATCCAGCTTACTTTTATAGAGGCACATTCAAAGGTTTATTCATGGCTGTTAAGAAATATGAGAATGACTTTCCAAAAAGAGACTTCAAACTAAATATCATTAAATGAATGTAATTAAACATGCTAAGAATATCCATGAGATAAAATTAGAAGGAACAAAAGCTAGTATAGCTATGCTATCAGATATACATTGGGATAACCCTAAATGCGATTGGAATTTACTAAAGAAACATCTAGACTATTGCGTATCGGAGAACATCCCTGTTATGATTAATGGGGATATGTTTTGTCTTATGCAAGGTAGAGGGGATAAAAGAGGAAACAAGTCTGATATACGCCCAGAGCATAACAACGCTAAATACCTGGATAGTATTGTAGAGACAGCTGTTGAGTGGTTTAGTCCTTATGCGCACCTAATGACTGTTGTTGGATATGGTAATCATGAGGGAGGTATAATAAAATATCAAGAGACTGATATACTACAACGCTTTGTTGACCTATTAAACTATAAGAATAAAAGTAATGTTTACTCAGGAGGATATGGTGGATGGTTTATTGTGAATATGAAAGTTCATGGTAACGCAAACTACTGTACTAAGGTTAAATATTTTCATGGATCTGGTGGTGGAGGTATAGTAACGAAAGGTGCATTGAACCTTACTAGGGCGTTAGAGATGTATGAGGGATTCGATGTATTTACTATGGGCCACATACATGAGAACAGTTGTCGTAATGACGTAAGAGATACTGTTGATTATAGTGCTAGAGGAGGGTATAAAAACTCATTGAAAGATATTCACCTTATGCTTACTGGTACGTACAAAGAGGAGTATGAAGATGGTAGCAAGGGATGGCATGTGGAAAGAGGTGCGCCACCTAAACCTATTGGGGGTAGGATTCTTACCATAGAGCATAAAAGAGTTAGGAGCAAAGAAGAAGATGCGGTAATAAGACAAATAGATAGTCATAAATTTCCACTATGAGAATAAATGCCCAGATAGAAGAGATGTGTGGTGTAGTAGAGATGTTTCTATTCGTAAAGAAGCAGGTTACTGTTAGAATTGTGTTTGACGATAAGGATAAGGAGGAACATCATATACAGTTACTTCATAAGGCTTACGATGTAGCTGTAAATTTCTTTACCTTTGGTAGATAATTTAGTTTAAAATATTTTTATATCTTTGACAAAAAATTAATTATGAAAGATAAATATTGGGCTTCTAATCCAGATAAGAATGGAAGTTACGTAGATAAAGGAAGAGTAGAGGGGAGACCTGCTGCTGCTCCTACTTTAAAAGATGAGGCTCCTACATCAAAGGTAGCTTTCAAATTAATGTACAAGAATACTAAAGATAAAAAATACTGCGACTAATGAAAAAAGGAAATGCACTTAAAAAAGCTATGATGTCAGAATACATGGGATCTGAAGCTGAAGAAAAATACTCTTCTAAAAAAGATAAGATGAAACACGAGAAAGGTGAATCTAAGAAAGAAGAAAAGAAAGAAAAGTTTATGTCTAAATTTAAAAAGAAGTAATTATGTTACAACCTAAATCAAGTTTAAAAAAAATGAATGGTTCTAGTGCGCCAGAAGCTGAAACGCAAGGCCAAGACAAGAAGAATGCCCCAGGTAAAATAGGTTCTTTAATCAGGAAGGCAAAAGAAAAGGCAACATCTCTTTATAATAAGAGTGCTGGTAGAACTGTATCATCTGTATCTAAGTCTTTTGACGGAAAAGAAGTTCAAGGTAAGCGTGTTGACGTAAAAAGTCCTGGTATTATAACTCCAATGAGAAATACATCTAAAGAAGTTTATAAAATTCCTGGAGCAGGTAAACATGTTGAAAAAACTAAATACAATATGAAAGGTGATGTTGTTTCAAAAAAAGTAAAAGACACTAATGTTAATCCTTCAAATTCTTCTATAAAAAGAGAAAATAGAATTGAAGCTAAGATTCAGAAATTAAAAGGAAAATTAGGTCAATAAGATGCTAAACAAAACCTCTGGCATAGATCCTAAACTTATTCAGAAGGCGTATGCTAAATACGATAAGATTAAGAAGAATAAGAAGAAGTCTGAGAAAGGTTATTACAAATCTGATAAGATAGCTAATAGTCAATCAGAAGCTACAACCAGAGATAAAGGATATTAATTCTCCAATCAACTATAAACGAGCCACCAAACGAGGTGGCTTTTTTATTTGTCACTAATATTTACTAAATTTGTGACATGAGTAGAAAAAATAAAGAGGTACTCGAAATCTTTACAACGGAATGGAAACCATCCCACAAAGAATTTGAATATCCAACATCATTCGTTAAATGGATAGACTCCATAAATAGCGGATGGCAGAATAAAATACATTACGAACCATTTGAAACATACTGTCGTCAAGCGGAACTATGGGTTCAAGATGATTCAGAAATACTTGATTACGACACAGAGGATGAACAAGTAGAGTGGTTAATGAGAGAGATACAGAGATGTAAAGATAACACTCTATACTTCTGTAATAAATACGGATATATCAAGGAAGATAGATCTGAGAATGGTATGCTAGCGTATCAAGCCTGGGATGCTCAAAAGGTTCTTCTCTTCCTATTCGACTGTGGATATTCACTTATGATTGGTAAGGCCCGACAGATTGGTTTTACCACTACCATGTGTCTAGCAGGTATGAAGAGAGTAAACTTCAATAAGTCTTACTTCATTAAGTTTGTTACTCACTCTAAAGACAAGGGTATAGAGATATTTAGGGATAAGGTTAAGTGGACATACACTAAGCTACCAGATGTAATAGCTCAAGAGGTTAAGAACTGGACTGACCAAGTGATGTCATTCGATAAGAAAGGAGATAAAAAAGGTAGGGAGGATGGTGGTGCATCACGTTTCCAGGTAGATACTCCAGCTGTAGATGCTATCAATGGTGGATCTCCATCAGCTGTGTTCATTGATGAGATTGGTTTATTTGAGATATTTGGTGAGATGATGCGTGAGGGTAGGCCTGCTTTGTTTAAGTATAACCCAGACTCAGGTAAGATGACTATGCAGCAACAGTTCCTTGCATGGGGTACAGGTGGAGAGATGGATAAGGGAGGTTCTGTATTCGAGTCTGAATTTAAGATGTGTCTAAAACAATGGAAAGAAAAGAATTATGAATATGGTATTATACCTCTATTCTTTAATGCTTACGCAAGGCGAGGCGTTACTGATGCTCACATTAATAATGAGAGAAAAGCTTATTTGGCACTAGAAGGAACGAAGAAAGGAGAAATAGCTAAGGTTCAGTTCCATCAGCATTATCCTATCACTATTGATGATATGTTCTTGCGTAAATCACGCACTTTAGTGCCTATTCACACGTGTAATCAGCGATTAAATGAGATTTATGGACATGATAAGCCACTAGACTATGGTTATTTTGAGCCTATAATGGATATGACACGCCCTACGCCAGATTTGATTACTGAATATAAGATTGTAGGAGCTAAATGGGTGTCCACAGGGTCTAGAGAAGATGTATCTACCTCAGCTGTAGTCATTCATCATCCAGAGCCAGGGGAGAAATGGAAGAATAGGTGGTATCAAGGTACTGACCCCATCAACTCAGAGACAGGACACTCCATGATGTGTAGTGCTATATGGGATTCTTTGACTAATTCTGTATCATCTGTGGTATTCCATAGGGATAGAAAGTTCAAACAGACGTATCTACAGGTGTTATTGCAGAGTTTGTACTACGATCAGATAGGAAGAGGTGGTGTTAAGGAGCTTGTGGAGAATAACATTGGTGATATGCACGTGGATTTCCAGGAGATACATGGATTTAAGAGTAAGTTTACTGCTAACGCACAGTTGCCAGAGTATTTTCAGATGCATGGAGGTAAATGGTTTGGCATATCGAATAAGGCTAACACAGCACCACGTATTATAGCTAAATTAGAGGAGCTTTTAGAGGCATATATGTACAATATAGATATACCATGGTTCTGGGAGCAGCTAAAGACGTTTGTAGAGAAGGATTTAAAGAGTCAGAATAGTCATAGGCAGACAAGGTATCAGGCAGCTGACCCTAGATATGATTATGATGACAGCATCTTTGCTATAACCTTCGCTTATATCAATAGTATAGCTCACGCTAGGTACGAGCCAGAGAATATAAAGACAGAGGGTGGAGTAGCTAATGTAGAGATACGGTATATTCAAAACAAAGAGACGAATTATAGAATGAAGAAGGCAAGAGTTGATAAGACAACAGGTAAGGTATTAAAAATATTAGATTAGAATTTATAGTATATTTGTAGAAATTTTAAAATCAAAATAATATGAGCCAATTAGATGTAAACATAATCGCTCCTTTAGGGTACGCAGGACCTAACCTAGTAGGTGACAATAACTTTGTACAAGTAGTAGATGTGAATGGAGATACTGTATTAAAAATTCCTGGCATTACAAGTAATAATATTGCTATTGGGTTAAATACAATTCCTTCTGCAACAGGTCAAGGAAACACCGTTGTTGGTGATTCTTCTATGACTTTAGCTACGACTGGACAGGATAATACAGCTTTTGGAGCAGGTTCTTTAGGTGGTTTAACTACTGGAATAGAAAATGTTGCTATTGGCTCTCAATCTGGTCAAAACATAGTTTCAAGCAGCGAAAATACACTTGTTGGTTTTCAAGCGGGATTTGGTGATTTTGCGTTAGGACTTGGAAGTAATAATACTTTTGTAGGTAATAGAACAGGATATAACTCATCTGGAAATGGAAATGTTTTTATAGGATGGACTACAGCCCTTAATGCTACTACTGGAAACAATAATATAGTTATTGGTTCTGGAGCTGATAAAGCTACACCAACATCAAGCAATTCTATAACACTAGGTAATTCTAGTATATCAGTATTACGATGTCAAGTAACATCAATAACTTCTTTATCAGATGCTAGAGACAAAACAAATGTCGAAGAATCAGATTATGGAATTGACTTTGTAAACTCTTTGAAGCCTGTTAAGTTTGAGTGGGATACTAGAGATGGAGCTAAAAAAGGAGTTAAGGATTTAGGATTTATTGCTCAAGACTTAAAAGAGTTAGATGATGAGCATCTTAATCTAGTATATGATGAGAACCCAGATAAACTTGAGGCTACTTACGGAAGATTAATTCCTGTACTTGTTAAAGCTATCCAAGATTTATCAAAAGAAATAGAAATTTTAAAATCAAAATAAGATGTCATACATTCAAAAATCATACATCCGACAGTTTGGCAATAAGCAAAACTTTATGGAGACTAATATTGTAGAGGATTTACAATATTTAATTAATGAATCTAATGCAGGTGGTAATCAACAAGTGATTGGTTCATCTATCTGGGCTAATGGATTTAGAGTAGTAGGTTGTATCGGAGAAGATATTACTTTACCAGAGAACTCTAACCTTGAATTTACAGGTCCTTTATCAATGTGTGTAGGTGCTACATTGACTATTCCTGTTGGAACAACTTTAACAATCGTATAAACTTAAAAAATAAATAATATGAGTCAAATAAATGTAAATGTAGTAGCACCTCTTGGTTATACAGGTCCTGATTTACCAGGGGATAGTAACTTTGTACAAGTGGTAGATGCCACTGGAGACACTGTATTTAAACTTTTTGGAACTAACAATGCAGCAATAGGAAAAGATGCTTTAAATTCAAACACAACAGGTCAAAGAAATATAGCGATAGGAACTTCAGCTTTAAGTTTAAATACTACTAATTCTAGTAATGTTGCTATTGGTCATCAAGCTATGAAAGATTCGGTTGGAAAAACACAATCGGTAGCTATTGGCGTTGATGCATTAAAAACAGGAGGAAGTGGAAATGTTGCAATAGGTTATCAGGCTTTATTTAACGGTACAGGAAGTTCAAATGTAGCCGTAGGTAAAGATGCTTTAGTGTTAAGTACAATAGCGGTTTCTAATACTGCTATTGGTTCTGAGGCTGGTAAATCTTTAACAGATGGAAGTGCAAATGTATTATTAGGGTATAATTCTGGTTCTGCTTTAACAACTGGAGGTTCAAATGTATTTATAGGAAATTTTGCAGCATCATTTAATTCTGGGGATATATTTACAGGAAGTAATAATATAGCAATAGGTAATTTAAGTGATCCATCTTCATTAACCGTAGATAATGAAATTACGCTTGGTAACTCATCTCATACTGTAATCAGAGCTGCTGTGACTACAATTACTTCTCTTTCAGATGCTAGAGATAAAAAAGATGTTAAAGAATTAGGAGCTGGTCTTGATTTTGTAAAAGGATTGAAACCAGTAGAATTTGTATGGGATGACAGAGACGAGAGCGGTAAACATGATGTTAAAGATTTCGGGTTCATAGCTCAAGATTTGAAGAAATCTCAAGAGGATGCAGAGTTAGCTGAAACATTGAAATTAGTTTACGAAGAGAATCCAGAGAAACTAGAAGCTAGTTATGGTAAATTAGTTCCAATTCTTGTTAAAGCAATTCAAGAGCTTACAGCAAAAGTTGAAGCGTTAGAAGCTAAGTAACTAAATATCTAATCTTATTTGATTATTCTTAACTAGGGTTTTATCGAACCCTAGTTTTTTATTTTCCCAAACTTTACCATACTTGTTATTAGTAACTTCAGTATATTCATCTAGTATATCCTCAAAGTATTTTCTTTCCTTCTTATTCATTACTTTATAAGATAAATATTTATACCTAGGGCTATCTTTAAACATTGGATTCTTTAAGTTATACCAATAGATATGATACTCTGTTTTATGTCTATCGTAATCAAATCTAGGTTTAACAAATGACTTTGTTATAAAGTGTGGTGTCTCGTTTTTTATTACTTGACTGAGTTTATTACTCGAATAAGCTGAAGTTGTACTCATCTACTCTACTATTTAATATTAGAGAAGATTCAGCATCTAAAAACTTAGTTTCTATTATCTCATAAGAATCATTCTCTTCGTTAATCCAGCAAAGATATGATTTTCCAATTTTTAAACTAGTGTTTTTCTCAATTATTTTTTTGTAGATACTCAATTGTAATGAGTAAGTGTTAAATTCACACTCTTGAAGATGATTCAATCCATTAATCATTTTATACTTACTCGTGGTCTTAATCTCTTTATTTGTCTTGTAATCCCATATCTGAAGTTCATCCTCAATAGTATTATAAAACAATTTATCAAGCATACCACATACACCCCAGGTGTCATCTCCTACAACAAGCTCTGCTCTTACCAAAGCCAGTATGTTCTTGTATTGTGAGTGAAAGTCCTGTAACATTTTGTATAGCTTATTTGTTACGATAGGATCTGGTTTATATCCTTTGCTTTGAAACATTAGCTCAGCGCATTTATGAAGCTCTGTACCTCTCACTTGAGATGTTATCCTCTTTTCATCCCACTCAGCTATTACATCATCTTTAGTTCTACCATCACGTTTAGCTACTAGGCTAGACATTATATCCGTTTCAAACTTCTTCTTATATCGGCCTATAAGTTCTGTTGTAGAGATACATCTTTTAAAGTTAAGGTAATACGAATGGTCCTCTTCATTAAAAACCACGTTGTTGAACTTGTTAAGCTCAGTTACTAATTGATACATATAAAATTTTTTGCTCCAAGACAGAGAATCGAACTCTGCGTTCTCCGACTTAAAAGGTCGGGCTTTACCACTAAGCTACTTGGCCATCAGGACACGCTTAACCTGCTGAGCTGCTAGCATTACACTCTTTAATGTTTCCATCAGCGTTTTTAGTAGTAAGGGCAAGACTCGAACTTGCTGCTGATTATAGTGCGTTTACCCTTCCGCCACCTTACTATTTAAAAGCACGCTCCTAAGCATTCTACTCCCAGCTACGAGGAATTGTATATAACTTAGCCCGATACTCACCGCTGTACAGGTACTTAGGTTTACGTGCTTTATGCAACTTTTCTCTTGACCTGTAAGAGTTGCCAACTTCACCTGACTTACGATCCAGGAGCGAGTGGTGCGGCCTGCAAGAAACCCTACACGTTATAACCGTTCGCTGAGCTACGATCCCTTGTACTTCGGGAACAATATTTAAAATCAAAGAACTCTAGTAAAAAAAAGAGAGCTACTAATCTTCACTCTCTTTCTCAATCATCATCCACTTTACGGAAACAGTTAAAAACCGCAATCAGACGAGACAAAGTTATTTAAGTTTTTTTAATCTAAAAATATTTTAACATTTTTTTAGAATTAAAGTTTTAAAAGAGAAAAAAGAAAAACAAAGAAAAAAAGTTTAATAAGAAAAAAAGAACCAAAAAAAGAATTAATCAAAAAAAGAAAAACGATTATATATATTCGTATATATATTATATATATATACTCTATACATAATCTAAAAAGAAAAAAGAGAAAAGAAAAATAAACAAAAAATAAAATTAAATCATAATAAATTATAATTTAATCTTAATCTTTGTTTCCAAAAAATCAACTTTAAAA